AAGAAATTCAACGAGCGATCAACTTTATCCAAACAAAGCTCGAACGGATGAGCTAAAAGGAAAGACCCCGGAGAGAACCCGGGGTCTTTTTCTTAGCTGGAAGCGTCATTGCTGCCGCCAGCGCTCGGGTTGTTGTCCGTGCTGCCTCCCGGCGTACCGCCGTCCTTATTCTTCGTCCCCATGCCTTTGCCCAGGGCTTCATAGTTCGGCTCGGCCACGGCCGGTGTTCCCACCGCGAGCATGGACGCTTGGTCGTTATCGATCCAGCCATTGTCACGCTTCAGCATGATGTTCAGTAGCTTGATCTGCTCGAACTGGGCTTGTTCCAATTCAGTGCGGATCTCGATAGGCTCGAACTCGAACTTCACAATGCCCTGCTTGCCGTTCAAGTTTAGCAGCAGCGTGAGTGCCCGGCTCATCAGGCGTTCGACAACTCCCTGGATGGCCTCGACACCTTTCGTGTAGAGCTTGATCTCGATCTTGGCAAAGGACTCGGTATTGCCGTTGGTCCGCCGTCCGAGGATCGTGCTCAGGGTCTTAAGGCCGGTCATAACCAGGTTATCGATGGCAGCCATGAGTTTCTGCGGATCGATTAATGCCCCGCCGCCCTTCGCACCACCGGCCATGCCGATCTCAATGCTGTCGAAATGGACGAACGTATCGTCTGGGTCCAGACCATTATACATATCGATGATTTCGTTCAGCTTATTATTCAGCCATTTCTGCTTTTCGACCTCGTTATTTCGAATACCGATTGGCATCCGCTGAAGGAGTACTTCTTCCACGATTTTTATGTCGAATCGTGGATAGCCCTGATTGTGCACAACCGCCTTAATATCAGCCAGGATCTGGAGCTGGAACAGAACCATGTTGATCGCCCCGAGTAGCGGAGACCGGCCATATGGATCGTCGATCTTCTCATCCAGGCCCTCGTACAGGAATGTTGGAATGTCCAGGCTCAGCTTGCCATCGTTCTGATATGGAACGTACCGGTCCGATTCAAACTTGAACTCGATGGTCCCGGGATCGACCGGGGCGATGAAGCCGACGCCCGTCTTGTCGCCAGTCAGGACCAGCTCAAGTGAGGCAGCTCCCCGCGTGACCGTGCTCAGCAGCAGCTGGTTCAGAACCTTTTTAATCCCCCGGCCGGTGCCATATTGAGTCAGGTTTGGAACCTCTAGCGTATCGAAGAACTCCGTCAGGAATTTCTCACCTTGCGTGAACGGCTTATCGGAACCTGGTTTCCTCACCGTGATTTTGTAATCCGAGTTCCCGAGCCGCAGGAAGTTCCAGATCGCATAGCTGACGTCCGGGTGAGCATCGGCCAGAATATCAATCATGTCCTCAATGGTGGCCGAGTTCAGACTCGCTTCGGTGATCTTCAGATCGGACTGAGCACGCTTGGTTAGCGCCCCTCCGACACCGCCTCCACCCATCGTAAACTTCGGAATCGTGGTCCGGGTACCACCGAAATCCGTTACATTATCCATAGGTGGCAGGGTCGCGTAGGTTTGGACCTGCTGCTTCTTCGGCTTCTTTCTATAAAAATCAAACAACCCCATCAGCCAATACCTCCTAAGCTATTAAATCCGAAATCTTGTGGAACACCTTTTTATGCTCGTCGGCATAGAGTTGTACCACGCCATAGCCTGGCAAAGGACGGCTGAAGCCTTTCTGCTCCCCGTACCCGCCGTGGTCAAGGGACGCACCCGTATTTACGAAAAGCTGGCTCATAATGATTGGGTCCTCTTGGCCGGGTGCAGGCAGTACAACCTCACGTTCAAAATCCAGAAGTTTATGTGTATGGCCCATGAAATACATGTGCGTGATCGCCGTCTCGCGCATCTTCAGCATTGCATTGATGACAGAAGCCTCCGTCGTCCCGCCCGTCGCACCGTGCCAGGCATAAGCCGAGTATGTGCGATCCGATCCCAACCGGTAATTGACGATGCCGGTGAACTGGCCGTAAGCATCCGGCCGTCCGATGCGGTGGCAGAACTCCTGCATGATCTCAAAGCTGGTATCCCGGATGATGCGTTCCTCGTGGTTTCCTTCGATAACCAGGTCGATTAGATCAGCGTAAGGCTTGAACGTCTCAACCGAGACTTCAAACTGCTTTTGAGTCGGATACGTCTCCTCGTAGACGCTGCGGCCGACCGACGTTTTCGTCGCGACCTCCATGAGATCGCCCATTAAAATGATCCGCGTCCGGTTGCGGTGCTTCGATGCGAAGTCGAGTGCAGCCTTCAGATACTTTGGATTGTGGTGGCGCTGGCCGAAGTGGACATCACCAATTGGTAGGACATACATCGATCTATGATCACCATTGTAACCGGATATAAATTGTTTCACGTAACTTTCCCCCTGTGTTCGTGAGATTCATTCATAGGTTAGACCAGGGTAAGGAATCTCTCACGTTCATCTTTTTCCTGGGTAACGCGAGGCCCCGCCTCGCTTCTTTCTTGTAATGCTTACTTTTGTATTGTTTATCTTTTAATGATTCGTGCCTAAAGTTTGAACTACAGGTAGTTCAATATTTAGAACACGGCAGTTCAAAGTTCAGAACACGGGTGCCTAAATATCAGAACACGAACACTGTCATATTGTGGTAGAATAGTAACGTTCACATGAGAGGAGTGGTAAATATGCCTTATGTAAAACTTGATTCTCTGGTCATTACTAGTGCTGAGATTAAGGCTCTGGATTCAGTTGTCAGTAAACCGACTGGGGCAGAGCTGCGGCAGTTCGAAGTAACCGGTACATTGTACGGGGAAGCTGACCGTGATTTGTTTAAGTCACTGGGAAAAGTTGTCGACTTTGAGATTTTAGGTAGTGACGTTATGTTTCGGGCTCAATTGGAAAATAATTCTTATAGATTCACGGATGGTCGGGATGAAACCGATTTTAGCTTTATTGCTGTGGAACATGATCCTGCACTTCCAGAAGAACATGATTTTCAAACACAGGTTGGGTTTCTTGCATTGGAGGCACGTCTAGGGACTCGTACACTAACTAATCTACTGATCAAGAAGGGCATTCTCACAAAAGAAGATTTTCAGGATGAATTCGCTACGGTATTTGAACGGGAGCAGGAAACAGGGGAATTTGTTAACAAACTCGACTATGGACTGGAATATAAAGAGCCTGAGGAGAAGGATGAAGCCGGTGAGTAATCTCACCGGCTTTTCCCTTTAATAGTAGAGTTTGCTGGACTTAGCGCTAGTCGATCCGCGCTGGGCACCTGATAGAATTGGCATCGCAAAATGAGTTGCTGCCTCTACCTCGTCCATTGAGCAGATCCAGACGGCCCCCGCCCTGGCATCAGAGTAGTCCTTCGACTTATCTTTGTCATGATCAATTTTGTTTCCGTTGATGACCTTCATGGCCTTCAGCTCCGTATTGGCATTCAGCTTCTTCGGGTCGTCGTGGGTATGGTCCAGGAACTCGATCTGGCCGGAGTAGATCAGGCCCTTCATGTTCTGATAAATCTGATACTGGAACGGATTAGACCAGGTTTTGTCCTCCGCCTCCACCCCGTACGTCATCAGCCGCTGTACAACCTCGGCCGAGTTAAATTTATCGAACAGTGCCTTTTTCACGTAGACCTGCTTGCAAATCTGCTCCAGGACCTCGGCCACGTTCAGGAGGTCGACCGGCAGCCGATCTTTTTTCGATGGCTTCCACTCTAGGATCAAGTCCTCTACCGGCTTATTGATCCATTTTTCGATAGCCTCACCGTTCTCCACAGTCTGGATCAGCGTCGGCTCCGCATGGAAAAGCGAGATGGCGTACGCGTCAGAGCTGACCCCGCCGTCGCCACCGAGGTAGTAAGTGAAGCCCGGATTCAGGTGAAGATTGAACAGCTCCAGACCGACGAAGTGGCGCTCCTCACCGGATTGCAGCGTGCGAGTCGTGATCTTCTGCGTAATGAGCAGTTCTGGGCACTGGGAGGCACGGCCAATCTTGACCACCCTATCAATAGCCTCTGGGAACTGGAATAGACCGTCCGCATACAGCGGTGCGATACACTCGTATTTCAGCGCCGATCCTTCCGGGTCACGCTCATAGTCCTTCTCTAGGGAGGACCGTTTGATCTTCGGGTTTACCTCCCAGCTCTTACCGATGGTCGCCCAGACCTGCGGGTCCTTATTGATCGTGGCCTCTCGATATTTGGTCATCATCATGTCCTCTTGATGGCGAGGGAACGAGATGAAGATGATCAGAATTTTGTCGTTGTACCGGGAGACCGCGGATGAGCGCAGCGTCGCATAGCAGTCCTCTGCTTGCTCCGGCTCAAAGCCGCCGAACTCGTCCATGATGATGATCAGCGGGTTGAAGCCCTCGAACGAGTCGGCCTCGGAGTGGGCGCTGTGGGCGGTGACCGCGTTGTAGAACTTGATCTGGTTCTTCAGCAGCTGGAACTCCCGATACGTCTTAGGCTCCATGCCAGTCCGCTCGAACCATTTGCAGGAGTTGAGGCGGGCTTTCAACTTCTTGAAGAAGACGTTGTTCGCCTGGTATGCATTGATGGCGACGTTGATCAAGTCAATAGGCTCGCCTTGGCCGAACCCGAAATAGCCCTGCGGATCGGTCATACAGCTGAGCAGATAGCATACGTACGCGAGAATCCCGGAGGCTAGGAAGTCCTTACCGGAACCTTTACCGAACATGACGACCATCTCGGTGATCTGCCGCAAGTCCTCAGCGCACAGCTTCTCATCACTGGTCAGCTTGAACCAAAGAATCTGGTTGACGGCCAGAAGCAATTCGGTCTGCTTCCCGTCGTAAGGAGTCTCGTTCAGAAACTCCTTACCGGTGAAAAAATCCATGATGTCGACTGGCTGCTCGCGCCACATCCCCTTTACCTGAAGGGCGTCATCGGCCATATCCAGGAACTGGTCAAATAGATTATTGAACTCGGACATGTTACTTGCCCCCCATCATATCCGCGTACCATTGGGTACCTTTGAGCGCCCGTAGCTTCTCGGCGATGACAGGTAACGCCTGGGGTGCCTCCTCTTTGAGAGTGGTAAGCACGATTTCCATGAACCGGCGCACGTTCTCGGCGTCCGTGATCTCCCGCTGGATTTCGGTCATTTGTTTCAGCAGCTCACGCATCTCCGAAGCAATCGCCTTGAATCGGTACGGGTCGATCATTGAGTTATTGTCGGCCGCCCGCTGCTCCATCGTTTCCAGGATGAACTTGGCCTTACCGTACAGCCCGGCCACTTCGTTGACAATCTGCATGTTCGTCGATACAACCTCAACCAGACGCTGCTTGTTCTCCTGCACGATC